TTGTAGCGGCTGCGGTACTGCGTTAAATCTTGCGAGGTTGAAGTTCCCTTGTACTGGTGCCGTCGGCATTACCTCATCTGTAAGGTTTGCTTCCTTGGCTTGCGCTGCGTCGAACCAGGTTTCGTTATCGAGCCATTTGCTAACAACCTCGGCGGTTTTGCCGGTCCGGGCTGCAATCGTCTTTGAAAGCGTGTTGCCGAGGCGGTCGAGCCAATCTGCCTGGTCTCTGAAATCGTCGGCGTTTCCACCGAAGTAAGGCGAAATCGGATTGTGCGTCATTAGGTAGGCGTTCTCAGCCATCCGGCGTACTCTGCCTGCCTGGGCGATAACGTTGGCCATACTTGCGGCCATGCCTAAAACGTGCGTCGTAACGTTCGGTTGGCCGGCTAGCCAATTAGCAATTGCGAGCCCGCCGAAAATGTCGCCTCCGGGTGAGTCGATATAAACCGTGAGGCTTTTTGCTCCGAGGGCTTTTACCTCGCCGATAAATTGAGCGGCGCTAATTCCGAAACCGCCGATTTCATCAAGAATATAAACCTCGGCCGAGGCGTCGCCGGCTTGGCCTTTGATGTTATACCAGGATTTCAATCTTAACCATTAGCCGGCGGTTGTCGGGTTCGGCGGCGTTCCGGTCGGCGGTTCGGCCGAGGTTGGCGGCGGTATTACTGGATTAGGGCTGCGTTGCTGTATCAACCCGAGAATTAACTCGAACGGCTTGCCGGTCGCCTTCGCGATACGGTCCGCGCGCTGAATTAAGTCGAGGGTCTCGAGCTCGGTCTGGCGGCGTTCGTCTTCCCAAAATTCGCCGCGTTCGCCGGCGTCTTCCGAGTGGGTCCGCACTCCATACTTTAAATCGTCGAGGTTCGCTTTGGCGTCGCGGCCGGCGTCAACGCTGATTCGGCGAGGCATCTGCCATTTAACGCGAAACCAATCTTTGTCGGCGGGTACGTCGCCGCGGTCGATTGCGGCGCCGATAACGAATTGCCAATCTCGGTTAGCGTGCGGCTTGAATTGGGCTTGGCGTTCCTCAAATTTCCATTGTGCCTGGCCAATCGCGAGGCGGTTTCCGCTGCCTCCGAGTTTTGTCGAGTCCCAAACGAATTCCCAGGGCAACCCGAGGCCGATTGCTACATCCCGCAACAGGTAGTCAAGAAAGCCGGTAAACGTCGGGCTCGGCCGGTCGCTCTTATGGCTCCAAATATCCTCTCCTTCGTTCAACCTCGGAATTGCTCCGGCTAAAATCCGGTCCAGGCTAAGGTCGCCGGATTCGGTTTGGATGAGTCCTTGCGGACCGAAAACGGGTTGATCGGGCTGCGCTGCCTGCAGAATTTTTATAACTAGTGCTAGGCTCGAGTTGATTTTAACGCCTTGTTTCTCGGCGGTTAGAATCTCTTTCGCATCTCGCAAGCCGTTAATGCCGTGGTGTAATGAGGTCTTCCCGCGGTACTCGTCGGGCGCGTCCGGGTCGCGGACCAGAGCAAAGCTTTCAACCGGGTAAACCTTCCAATCGTCCGGGCCGCTCGTTACCGAATAGGCTACCGGGCTGCCTCGAGTTGAAAGCCGTACTCCATCAACCCATTTATCGCTCTTTGAGTCGGGCGGGTTCTTTATCCGGTGGGCTCGGATTAACTGAATTTTCGGAAACCCTCCGGCGGTCATTACGTAAAGCCGGCCAACGTCGCCATCAACATCGAGGCCGATACTTTGCAACCGTAGTAAGTCGGCCCAGGTCCATTGGCCGTTAGGGTCCGCAATGTTGCTCCAATCGGCCCAAAAGCTTTCATAAGCTTCGCGGGCGGGCTTGGTCGTCGCGAGGCTTTGAGGTACCCAACCGCAACCGAAAGAATAACGGGCGATACCTCGAACGGCGCCTTTTACGAAACCGACGTTTGCATAAAGGGTGCGGGCCGCGGTCAAAAGCTCGGTCCGGGTCCAAGGGTCGAGGCTGTCTTTGCTGTCGGTGTCTTGCGGCCAGAGCGGCGCGCGGTGCCTCGAGGGTATGGTTGCCTCGTACAGTGTCAGGTAATTTACGGGCTTACCGTTCGGCGCAAGAATGATGCTTTCTCTTTTCACGAAAAACTAAGGTCGGGTCTTTCTCACAAATCGAAATAGGTAAAGTCGGCGTAAGCGGTCCGGCCGAGGTTGGTCCGCTCAAGGCGCGCAATCTCGCCGTTTATCTCGCAGAGCGTTTCCTTTACGTCGGGCAAGTCGGCGCGCGTAAGCCGGCGGCTCAAAACTCCGTCCGTCATTTCGTAGCTGCTACTTGTCGCAAGCGCCTTGAGGGCGGCGAGGTAGGCGGCTTGCAATTCCTTGAGGGTTTCAATCGGCAAGCCGTAAAAAGCGGACATTCTACCTAAAGCCGGCGTTTGTCGGGTTTTGAAACAAAAAGGCCGTCAGTTTTTGGCTGACGGCCGAGGGCGGGCGGCGGTGGGTTTAGGCGGGCTGCATCGCCTTTTGGAGTTGGCGGTACTGGGTCAACGCCTCGTCGTACTCGTTCTCGGCGTCTTTCATCGCCTGCTTAATCGCCAGGGCGTTCGGCGCGAAAGTCGAGGTATTGAACCATACCCGGTGCGCTGCCTCGAATTTAAGCCAACCATCGGTCCAGGCGTTGCGCGCTGCTCGCAGAGCGGCGTTCTTTTCGCCGCGGGTTAAGGTTGAGGTTTCGGTTCCGGTGTTGGAGAGAGAGGTTTCGCTCATGGATATAGAATAACCTAAGCGGCTTAGCTTGCAAGTATTTTTGCAAAAGATTTTCGATTATTTTTCGATGGAAAAAAGCAAAAGGGCCGGCTCCGCGAGAAATTCGGGCCGGCCCAGGTTGCTGTCTCGGTTCCTCGGCTAAATCATTCCGGCGGGCGGCATCGGCCAGAAGTTTGGTGATGAGTCCATGATGCAAAAACCGAAGTCCCGAACCTTGTCAAAAATCCGCTTCGGTTCCCGAATCCTTCTGGAAGTTCCTTTGTCATGTGTCCGCCGGAATAAAATTCGATTCTTCGGCTTGTTCCTCGGCTACAATTCCATGAGGTATTAATCCGTCCGCAATGGCACAGGTCAAAATCATTCCTTCACAGTCGCGACAATGGCAACCTTGCCGGCCAACCTCCACCCATTCAAAAACCGTTGCTCCGTTCGGCAACCGTTTTTCGCGCAACCGCTCGCCGTTCATCTGGTCCAAGTAAAACTCGGGCGCGTCGCCTGGTATTCCGAAGTACAACCCTTTCCCTTGTTGCATCCTTCCGAGTTGGTCCTTTATCGGTTTATTGCTCCAGAAAAACCAGCGAGGCCGGCGGATACTTTGCTTTCCTTCTATTACGTAAACCCGCGGCTTGCCTTGGGTCACGGTCGAGTAAGGTAAAACCGTTTTCTTACGCGTCCGGGCATTGTAATGGGCGTACCCGGTTTTTGGGCTGCCGAGCATTCCTTGCCAACCGTACAGGGCGCAATGGTCGTCTACCTCGTCGGTTCGGTAACGGCGGTCAACCAGGGTCCGCTGCGGCTGTACGGCGAGCGCCTTTTGATGGTCTCGAACGTCGGCCCAGGTATCGAGGCGCGAGGCGCGCACAAGCCGGCTTTCGCCGCTCGGCGTAAAGGCGCGGCATACAATCCAAAAATGGTCGAGCTGTACGTCAACCGACATAAACCGCGTGTGTTCCTTTTCCCAAAACTTGCCGGGTGCAACCTCGGCGCCGTGCAAGACAAAATCGGTTTGGCTTATGCTTAATTCTTCCGGCGCAAAGAATAAGGCTTCGCTCCAGGGCTCGCCGAGGGTCTCGGTCACAAACTCAATCAACGGAATGAGGTTGCCTTTCTTTGCCTGGGCGTTGGCTTGCAAAAACTCGGCGGCTACTTCGCCGAAAGCGCAATCTGACCAGGGCATCTGCAGGGCGTTCCAATGAAACGTACGCAACCCGCGCGGGCCGGCCGGGTTGTACTCAACCGGCGCGAGGGTTCCAAGCAGGGCAAGCTTGTCCGAGGTCGCGTACAGTTCGCCGCATTGTTCGCACTCGAGGCGCGTTGCGCGTCGGACCGCCTCGAGGTTCCATTTCCCGCCGGGCTGGGTCTCGGAATTCTTCGGCCATACAAGCCCGCCTCGGTCGCGCGGCTTGTCGAAAAGGATCGAGCGCCGACGGCCAAAGCGAAACGGTTGCGAGGCTCCGCACTTCCGGCAGGCAAAATGGAAATGCACTTGATTACCCTCCATGAAATCCCGGTGTAGTTCGTCGCCGTCATTGCCGGCCGTTCCTATCGAAATCTCGATTGCGTTGTGAAAGGTCCGCGTTCGTTTCCGCACGAGTTCAATTGCTCCGGCTTTCCATTCCCTTCGCTCGTCGCAAAATAGGTATCTGACAGGATCGCTTTGGAGTGCTGCGCGCGAGTTGCTTCCGCGCAACATAAGGTTCATTGAATCGAATTGAATGAGGCGCTTGCTTCGTTTGGTCCGGGCTTCCGGTAATAACGGCGCGGTTCGCGGGCAGGTCTCAACCGCGGGAAATAACCTCTTTTTTGCAAATTCCTCTACGGCGTCTTGGTTGGCCATTATCCACATTGCCGGCCCAGGGTCTTCGGCTATGCAATACAGCAACCGATTTATTA